CGTATTAGAAAGTCATTTCCCTAGATTTAGAACTTTCTTAAAACAGAATCAATTCTTTAATGGTGAGACTGTTATTGATGATATTGGTCAAACAGGTGTTATTGAAAGATGGAAACCAGAAAGTAATCAATTAACTATTTCAACTGAACAAGAACTTAGAATTGGATCTAAAATTACTGGACAAAGTTCAAGAGTGTCTGCACTTATTACAAGTAATTTAAATTTCCCTGCTGAGATCACAACTGGTGCTGGAACCACTATAAATCATGGATTCCAATCTGATTCTGGAATGCTTAATAACAGTTTCCAAAGATTACCTGACAATGCTTATTATCAAAAATTCTCATATGCTTTAAGATCTCTAATACCTGTTGATACTTGGGGTGATACTGTAAAATCATTAACTCATGTAGCAGGTTTTGATAGATTTAGTGATTTAGACATAGAAAGTAAAGATCCTGATGCTGTTATTACTAGAACTGAACCAGCAAACTTTGAAGCAATCGCTGAAATACAAAGCACTGCTGAAGTTAATGTATATCCTGATTTTGATAATGTTAGTGAAATAGCAGTTAACGTAAATGGTGAATTAGTATCAAGAGATATATTATTTGCAAATAGACCCATAACAGATTTCTTCCAATCCATAGGAAATAGGGCAATTGATATTGATGACTTTAGTGCAACATTTAATAATAATGAAAGAGCTGAAAAGTTTTCTAGAGTTGGTGAATTTACCAAAAATGATACTTTCAACAAAGTATTCACTTTAGTAAAAGATCAGACATTCAGTGATGAGAGACAATTTTCAATTGTTTCCTTAATGCAACATGATGATACTGCATTTATTAATGAATATGCAGTATTGGAAACTTTCCCTGAGTTGGGAACATTTGATTATATTCCAACAGCAACAGGATGGGATCTAACATTTAATCCAATCAGAACTGAATTTAATTTATATGATGTGACTAATGCTTCTATAAGTGTTAAGGATAATGTTGTAGGTGTAGCAAGCACTGCTTTAGGAAATGCTGTTTCATTTGCATCTACAAATGTGGATATTGGTATTGGTGTTACTACAACCATTGCAAAAATGCCTGTAGCATTTAGATCAGGTCATTTCATGATTCAACTTGAAACTCCTAATCAAGACTTCTTTGGTAGTGAAGTTACTGTGGTTCATGATGGAACAAAAGTAAATGCAATAGAATATGGTGAGATACAAAATAAATCAGGTGAAAATCAAACAGGATTTGGTACTTATAGTGCAACCATATCTGGAGGAAATGTAAATCTTGATTTCATACCAAATGTTGGAGTTGCTCTAACTGCAAATGCTTCTTTTGTATTCCTATCATCTTACACTACATCCTCTGGCATTGGATCTTGTACTTTAGATACAGTTAGACTTATATCAGATAGAAGGCAAGTTGCTGCTGGTGTTACTACTCCAATTGCAACTTATGCTAGTGATGGATCAGGTGTTAATTTCAGACCAACTGCAGCATATTACTTTGTATCTGTAGAAGGAACAGGTGCTGCAGATGGAATGTATGAAACTTTTGAAGCTGCTTTAATTAATTCAGAAAATAATGAAGCAGTTGTTGATTATGGAGAAGTTAGTCTTAATACCACATCATTAGGAACAGTGAGTGCAACTTCTGGTGGTAACAATGCTAATCTAACTTTCTTCTCAGACACTCCAGCTAATGTAGTGGTGTTTGGATTAGAATTACAAATATTTGATAACCAGGAATTTGCTCCAAATCTACCACTTGGTAATGTTGAAGTTCTCAGTAATAGAGGAAGATATGTAGGAACTAAATTAGATCTTCAGACTGCCTTTGACTTAAAACATAATGAAGATCCTATATTCAGAAGACAATTTAATGGTAACTTAGATGCTGGAACTGGTTCAAATGGTTTAAATATAGCAAAGAATACAGTCAATATTCCAAATCATTTCTTTGTTACTGGAGAGAAAGTTAATTACAGTTTCCAAGGAGCAACCACTCTTAATGCTGTTAGTATTGAAGAAACAGTGGTTGCTGGTATTGGTACAACTGATAAACTTCCACAAGAATTATTTGTTGTTAAGTTTGGTGATGATGGATTAAGATTTGCTGAATCTGCAGAAAAAGCATTAAAGAAAAACCCTGAGGTATTCACAATTACTGCAGTTGGTATTGGTACATCACATCATATTACTGCAACTAATGAAAACTCCAAGGCAATTATATCTATTGATAATGTAATACAATCACCAATAGCTGGTACTGCTGTTACAACTGCACTAAGTGCTGATATAGTATTTGCTCAAGTCACTGGTGTAACTGGAATAACATCGTTCGCTGCGGCAGATCTTGTCAAAATAGATGATGAAATATGTAAAGTGCTTGATGTTGGAGTAGGTGGTAATAATCTAAAATTACTAAGAGCACAATTAGGAACAGGTCTTGCTTCTCACTCAGCTGGTGCTGTAGTTACTAAGTTGACTGGTAATTATAATATCAATAAAAACACATTACACTTTGCTGAAGCACCTGCAGGTAATATTCCACTCAGTACAACAACTGATCCAGATTCAACATCATTTGCTGGTATTGTGACTCATTCAACCTTCCATGGAAGAATATTTACTAGAACTGGTAAACAGAATTCTACTCAAGAGACCTACACCAATAATATGGTGTTTAATGATATCTCACATGAGTTTACAGGTATTCAAAGTGCATTTACTCTAACAACAGGATTTGGAGATTCTAAGACTAATGCTATTGGATTTGCAACTAATAATGGTTGTGTATTAGTTAATGATGCATTCCAACAACCATCATCTCTGGAACAAGGTAACTATGACTTCAATCAAGTTGCTACTGCAACTACAATAACCTTTACTGGTGAAGCAGAATCTCTTGCATCATATCGTAGACCAACTGATGAGGTATTGGGTGAGAATGCAAATAGAACTAATTACCCATCTGGCGGTAAGATTCTATCTGTTGGTTCAGTTGGTGGTTTTGCATATCAACCTTTAGTTGCTGCTGGTGGAACTGCCACAGTCTCTGCTGCTGGCACTATATCTGCTATTAGTATAGGTAATACTGGATCAGGATATAGAGCTGGAGTTCAAACCTCTGTAAATGTTGGAGTTCAAACTTATGGTGTTGGTATTGCAAGTTTTGTTGCTATAGGAACTGCAGCTATCAGTAATGGTCATATTGTGAGTATTGCTATCACAAATCCTGGTATTGGATATACAGAATTTGTAGATGATAGACTTACTACAATGACTGCTGTGGCTGCTGCAGGAACAACTATCATATCCATTGCTACCACAGAGGGAATCAATCCTGGTTCATTTGTCTCTATTGCCCAAACAACCTCTGGATCTCCTTCAACACAAGTAGGAATAATTACTAATGTTCAGGTTGTAAGTGTTGGTGCTTCATTTATTACAATTGGTTCAGGAAACACTGTAGGACAGTCTGTAGGCATAGGAACAACAACTCCAGCACCTGTTGTGACTGTTAAGAGATATGATCCACCTGAGGTTATTATAGATGCGCCACTAAGTTACAGTAATATTCCTTTAGTGTACTCATCAACATCAACAACTGGAGCTGGTCAAAGTGCTTCTGTTGATGTAATTGTAGGACAGGGATCAAGTATAATTGACTTTGAAATTAGGAGAGAGGGATATGGATTTGGTAATGGAGAGATATTGACTGTTCCTATTGGTGGAACAACTGGTATACCAACTGATACCTCTAAAACTTTCTCTGAATTCAAACTTACTATACAAGATATTCACTCAGATGAATTTAATGGATGGACATTTGGACAATTACAACCAATTGATTCATTTACTAGTTTATTTGATGGATTTAGAAAAGTATTCCAGATGAAAGTTAATGGTGCAGCTATATCATTAAAGACTTTCTTTGGATCAACAATCAAAGCAGAACAATCACTACTAGTATTTGTAAATGGACTTTTACAAAAACCAAACTATTCTTATAACTTAGGTAGTGGTGGAAGTTCAATAGTATTCACTACAGCACCTAAAGCAGATGATGAATGTAGTGTTCTATTCTATAAGGGAACACCTGATATTGATGTTGCTCTTCTCAGTATTGCAAAAACAATTAAGAGAGGTGATACTATTGATATCAATAACAACCCTGAAAAAGATCAAGGTCCAGGTTTAAATCAGGAACCAAGAACTATTTTAGGAATTACATCATTAAGTTCTGATACAGTTTCAACTAGTCCTTATAGAAGAATAGGTATCACCACTGATATTAGTTTACTTAGACCTGCATATTGGAGAAAGCAGACC